CTAACCCAACTGGGTCAGGCTAATGGAGCAGGCGATAAAAGAGGTCTTTACCTGAAATTGTTCTCAGGTGAGATGTTCAAAGGATTCCAAAACAATACAATTGCTAGGGATCTTGTTATGAAGAGAACATTGAAGAACGGTAAGTCTCTTCAGTTTATCTTCACAGGTAGAACTTCAGCTGAGTACCATACTCCTGGTAACAACATCCTCGGTAACTCCGATGGTGCACCTCCAGTAGCAGAGAAGACTATTACAGTTGACGATCTACTAATCAGTTCAGCTTTCGTTTATGAATTAGACGAAGTTCTAGCTCATTATGAGTTGAGAGGAGAAATATCTAGGAAGATTGGATATGCACTCGCTGAAAAATATGACAGAAAAATCTTCAGAGCTATTACTAAGTCTGCAAGATTAGCATCACCTATCACTAAGTCTAACTTTGTTGAGCCAGGTGGTACTCAGGTACGTGTAGGTACAACTACAAACGGATCTGATGCCTACTAACCTAGTTAACGCTTTCTATGACGCAGCTGCTGCTCTAGATGAGAAAGGTGTTAGTTCTGATGGTCGTGTAGGTGTTCTTAACCCACGCCAGTACTATGAGCTAATCCAACAGGTTGGTGAGAATGGTCTAGTTAATAGAGACGAGCAAGGTACTTCACGTCAGAAAGGTAATGGAATCGTAGAGATTGCAGGCATTAAGATCTACAAGTCTATGAACATCCCATTCTTCTCTAACTACGGTACTAAGTTTGGTTCTGGTTCTGCAACTAACCCTGGAGTTACCGATCCTGGTAACACTGGTTCATTCGTAGGTGAAGCACTTGCTGATGAAAGAGCTGGTACTAGTGCAACTAAGACTGTTAACTCATACGGTAACAGTACTGAGTTTGCTAACAGCTGTGGCTTAATCTTCCAGAAAGAAGCTGCAGGTTGTGTTGAAGCAATCGGTCCTTCTGTACAAGTAACCAGTGGTGACGTATCCGTGATTTATCAGGGTGACGTTATCCTTGGTCGTTTAGCAATGGGAGCTGATTCATTGAATCCAGCTGCTGCTGTTGAACTATATGCAGGTACAGCAACTGCACCATCTGCACTTTCATAGTGCAATATACATGGGGAGGCTTCGGTCTCCCTTTTTTTTTACTAAAAATTTTTCATGGCTACCACAACAACTGAACTCGATACCGAATTATCCGCAGTCAATTCTATA